CCGGAGTCTGGACGAACGGCATCGGTCACACAGAAGGCGTGACGCCGCAAAGCCAGATCAGCGAGCGACAGGCGGCGGTCAATCTGGTGTATGACGTGATGCGCGTCGAGCGCGGGATCGATGCCTGTATGCGCAGCGATATGCCACAGCCGGTCTATGACACGGCCGTGGCATTTGCCTTTAACGTCGGCGTGCGCGCAGCCTGCAGCTCGACCTTTGCCCGTTACATCAGGCTGCAGCACTGGCCTGATGCCTGTAACGAGCTGCGGCGCTGGGTATTCGTTAAGGGCGTGAAAAATCGCGGGCTGGAGAACCGCCGTCCGGCCTTCGCCAGCGCCAGAGATTATCTGGATTGGGTGTCCGCGCGTGACAAGCTGCCCGGTGCCGGGAAACAGCCTTAAAACGGCAGGCGATCTGGCGGCGGATAATCGCCAGCTTGAGGCCGCACTCGGTGCCTGCGGGCTGCAGGTCGAAATAATCAAAGACTGCCAGGAACAACACGATGCTGAAACCCCAACAACTGCGCCAGGCGCTGACAGACAGCGTGCCGGAGCTGCAGCGAAACCCTGACGCATTGAACGTGTTTATCGACAGCGGGCGCATCGTCTCGACGCTTGCCAGCTCGCTGTCGTTTGAATACCAGTACCGGCTCAACATGGTTATCACCGACTACGCCGGTAACATCGACCTGCTGATCGTGCCGCTGCTGGCATGGCTGCGTACAAATGAACCCGACATTATGGCAATCGAGGAAAAGCGCCGGACGGGCTTTACCTTTCAGGCTGACGTTATCAGCGACACGGCCAGCGATATCAGTATTGAGCTGCAACTGAGCGAGCGCGTTATTGTGAAGAAGGCCGACGACGGGCTGCACGTAACCCACGTCGGCGAAAACCCGCTGCCGGAGAATGACGCCGGGCCGGTGCAGCTTTACGTTAAGGGCGAGCTGGTCAGCGAGTGGCAGCAATGAGTGATTTAGAGGCGGTTAACACCCGGCTGAACGCGCTGATTGGCAACCTGTCCGCACCGGCACGGAAAAAGATGGCGCGCGCCATCGCAAAGAAGCTGCGCGCCAGCCAGCAGCAGAACATCAAAAAGCAACAGGCACCGGACGGTACGCCGTTCAAGCCGCGTAAAGAGCAGCCGATACGCGGCAAGAAAGGCCGGGTGAAGCGCGAGATGTTCGCCAAACTTCGCACGGCGAAATATATGAAGGCACGGGCGACCTCGGATGAAGCTTTGGTCGAGTTCGTCGGGAAGGTTCAGCGTTTGGTACGGGTGCATCAGTATGGGCTTCGGGATCGGCCGTCGCGAAACGGCAAGGATGTACGCTATGAAGCACGCCCACTGTTAGGAATTGATGATAAATATTTAGGAGATATAATGAGACTAGTGGTTGAAGTTTGGGATGGACAATAGATAACCTGAGGAAATAACAATGAGTGATGGTCGCTGCAAAGAATTTTTCCAAAATGTGAAAAATAAGGTTTGGCGCTGGGAGAGATATAAAACATTCTTTCAGGTCTCAATTTTCAGATATTTTGTATTATGGTTTTCAATAGTTCCAATGATTGCGGTTGCATTATCTAATGTTCCCGGTGAGATAAATTTAAACTTTGGCGGGCAACTAATTAAAATTAACGCAGAGCTTCCATTTAGCTGGCAGTTGCTTTGGCTCTCATCGTTATTTTTTGTTATCGCGTTAGGGATTTACTATGTGTTCTGCCCCGCGTTTATAAAAAAATATAACGATTACGGGGAGTATTTGACCTATAATCATGATTATAGATGGATGGCTTGGGAAGCATGCCATCTCCTTAAACATAAAATCGATCTTAACAAATTCACAGGAAGGGTTTTAACAAAAAAATACGCAATTGCAATAGATACTAAAGTTGCTGATGAAGCTAAAAGTAAAAGCGGCTTTGAAAAGCCTATCGTTGAAGAGGTTACAACTGATTTTTATTTTGAAAATGATGGGGTAAATTACAAGTTATCATTCCCTCATTACATCAAAAAAGACAATAAGTTAGTTATTGATGAATATGCCGATAAAGGAATGTTTCATGAGATTTTTGGAAGGTATTCAGAATCAAGCACCTTTGCAAGATCCCTTATCATTATCTTTCTTTCGCTAAGTCTTGCTTTATTTTTAGTGGTATTGATGCAACATATATATCATGGTGCTACATTTTTTATTGATTGGGCGTGTAATGCCTGGGTAAAAATCACTGAATTTAATAACAATTAACATCAAAGGAATATGAATAATGAAGGAAGATGTTTACAGGTATTCTACAGCCCTAACCAGCCAACTGCCATTTTGTGCAACGCCTTTGCGGCTAGACACTTATAATAACTGTGGTTATGGTTGTGCTTACTGCTTCGCAAAAACTCGACAAGGTTTTGGAAGAGAACAGCCATTAAAAGTAGCCAATCCTGAAATTTTAAAAAAAAGGTTAAAGCGAGTTTTAAAAGGTGAAATAGCTTCTGCTCTTGATGAATTTATCTTGAGAAGAATACCTTTTCAGTTAGGTGGGATGTCAGACCCTTTTTCTAACATTGAAGCTAACACAGGAGTAACTCTTGAGTACATAAAGGTATTAAATGAATTTAATTACCCATTCATAATAAGTACAAAGGGAACGTTGTTATCAAGTGGGAAATACCTTGATATTATAAAGCATTCAAACTGTTATATTAGGTTTTCCACTACAATAATTAATGAGGCCTATAGAAGCTCTGTTGATAAGAAATGCCCACCATTGAAAGATATAATTTCTTGCGCCGGTCTATTGTCATCATATGACTTACCTGTTTCACTTAGGTTTCAACCTATAATCCCAGGGCATGAGCTTAGTTCTTTTGATTTATTAGATGAGGCAGCAAAAAATGGAGTTAAGCATATTTCTGCTGAATATTTAAAGGTCCCAATGGATGCAAACTTGAAGTTTGGGTCTAGCTTGAAAAAAATACTTTCAAATAATCCTGTTCAGCATTATAGATCACTCGGAGCTATAAAATCAGGCAGGGAGTTTTCATTGCCGCTCATAGTTAGGCAATATTGGCTTATACGTATGTTTGAATATGCGCGAGCATTAGGGTTAAGTTTTGGTTTTGCTGACAACGATATACTCCATTATTCTGATGGAAATAGTTGTTGCGGTGCTGCCGATATTTACCTTAAAGACGCTAACTTTTTTAGAGGGAATGTGTTAGGCGCCATTAAAAACAAAAAGGATAATGATATCATTCTATTTGATGAGTTGCTGAGTCATTGGGTTCCAAATAAGAAGATATCATCATACCTAAATTCTAAAGCCAGGATATCAATTGGGGATCATGATATTCCGGAATGGATTGGGTACTTAATGAAGATATGGAGCGGTGACTTAGGAGTTTTTAAACCATCATTTTTTAATGGGATTTCAAACACGCTTACGCTTGATGAGTTTGGGCTCCCGATATACAAAAAAATTAAGACGGAATTTTCAATTCTCTTAGACGAAGCTAAATCAAAGCTTAGTGAGCCTGTTTGTTGACAGCTAGGTAAACAGGACTCACTTTAAAAAATACATAAGACCCTTCATTTTATACGCATGAGCATTCAACTAAATGAAATCATGCGTCTCCTGCGCAATCTGATCCGCATCGGAACCGTGTCAGCCGTCAATCTTGACGGTGGGCTGTGCCGTGTCGATACAGGAAAAAACACAACCAACTGGCTGCACTGGCTGAGCGCCCGCGCGGGTAAAACCCGCTCCTGGAATGCGCCGTCAGTGGGTGAGCAGGTGCTTGTTCTGTGCCTCGGCGGCGAACTCGATACCGGTTTTGTGCTGCCGGGTATTTTCTCGGATGAAAACCCGGCTCCGTCTGCCTCGGCTGATGCACTGCACTGGTCATTCCCTGACGGTGCGGTGATCGAGTACGAGCCGGAAAGTGGCGCGCTGACCGCAACCGGCATACAGACGGCAACCATCAAAGCGGCGGTAAAAATCCTGTTCGACTCGCCAGAAGTGGAATGCACAGCGCTGCTCAAAACTGCGCAGCTGGAAGTCACAAAGGGCGCAGCGATGAAAGGCAACGTTACGCATAGCGATGGCAAGTTGAGTTCTAACGGTGTCGTCGTGGATGACCACGATCATGGCGGCGTGCAGCGCGGCGGTAGCAGAACGGATGGCCCACAATGACAACCGCAAAATATACCGGTATGAACCGGGAAACCGGCGGCACGCTGACCGACCTCGATCACATCCGGCAGTCAGTACGTGACATTCTTCTGACCCCGCTCGGCACCAGGGTGATGCGTCGCCAGTATGGCTCGCTCTTATCCGCCCTGATTGACCAGCCGCAAAACGAGGCGCTGCGTCTGCAGATTATGTCGGCCTGCTATCTGGCGATCCTGAAGTGGGAGCAGCGCGTAAAGCTGACCGCCATCAGCTTTGAGTCGGATATCAACGGCGCAATGGTGGTTGAGCTGTCCGGCAACCGCACCGATACCGCGCAGCCTTTTTCCTTAACCGTTCCTGTGAGCTGAGACTATGGCAACTATCGACCTGAGCCAGCTGCCCGCGCCTGACGTGGTGGAGGCGCTGGACTATGAAACCCTACTGGCCGAGAGAAAGGCGACGCTGATTTCCCTTTACCCTGCTGAACAGCAGGAGGCCGTCGCCCGCACGCTGACGCTTGAATCAGAACCCATCGTTAAGCTGCTGCAGGAAAATGCCTATCGCGAGCTGATCCTGCGTCAGCGCATTAACGAGGCGGCGCAGGCCGTTATGGTTGCGTATGCGCTGGATGGCGACCTTGACCAGCTCGGCGCGAACAATGGCGTAACCCGCCTGACCATTACCCCGGCCGACGATACAACCATTCCGCCGACCGCCGCCGTGATGGAAGGCAACGACGATTACCGGCTTCGCATCGCCTCCGCCTTTGAGGGGCTGAGCGTGGCCGGGCCGACCGGTGCATACGAATATCACGCCAGAAGCGCCGACGGCCGCGTAGCCGATGCATCAGCCATCAGCCCGTCGCCCGCCGTTGTTACCGTGACTGTGCTTGCGCGTGAAGGCAGTGGCGTGGCGGGCGACGATCTGCTGGCCGTCGTTAACGCTGCGCTCAATGACGAGGACGTGCGCCCCGTTGCCGACCGGGTGAGCGTGCAGTCAGCGAAGATTGTTGAATACGAAATCGTGGCCGAGCTGTACCTCTATCCGGGGCCGGAAGCTGAACCGATCCGCGCCGCCTCTGAGGCAAAGCTCGCCGCGTTTGTCAGCGCGCAGAAGCGCCTCGGCCGCGACATTCGCCTGTCTGCGCTGTATGCCGCCATGCACGTTGAGGGCGTGCAGCGCGTCAACCTGATTAAACCTGCTGCAGATGTAGTGCTCGACAAAACACAGGCTGCGTACTGCACGGGCTACACGCTGACCGTGGGAGGCTCTGATGAGTGACCGACTGCTGCCGACCGGCTCGTCAGCGCTTGAAATTGCCGCTGCTGAGGCGCTGGCAAGCCCTGGTTCTATGAGTGTGCCGCTGCGCCAGCTATGGAACCCGCACGCCTGCCCGGTGGCGCTCCTGCCGTATCTGGCGTGGGCGTGGTCGGTTGACCGCTGGGATTCAGCCTGGCCGGAATCGACAAAGCGCGCCGTGGTTGCCGCCTCGCAGTACGTGCACAGGCACAAGGGCACCATCGGGGCTATCCGGCGCGTCGTAGAGCCGCTGGGCTATCTCATCAGAATCATTGAGTGGTGGAAAACCGGCGAAGCGCCTGGCACGTTCCGGCTGGATGTAGGCGTACTCGATACCGGCATTACGGAGGAAATGTATAACGAGCTGGAGCGCCTGATAGCCGACGCGAAGCCCTGCAGCCGTCACCTTATCGGCCTGTCTATCAATCTGGACGCGAACGGCGCGCTGCCGGTTGCCGTTGCCAGCTACAGCGGGGATGAGCTGACCGTTTATCCCTATACACCAGAACTTATCAGCGTCGGCGGGCCGGGTTATTCCGGCGTGGCGGTGCATCTTATTGACCTGACGGAAGTGAGCGCATGACGACAAAATATTTTGCCCTGCTGACCAATCAGGGCGCGGCTAAGCTGGCGAACGCCGCCGC